ATTAACTCTTTATGATTTACCTCAGATAAACTAAACAAAATACCACTGTCTATCTTACCTCTTACAGCATATCTTTGTAACTCGTTTATTGTTCTTCTAAAATCTGGATAATATTTCTGTATTAATTCTGCTAATACTTTCTTATCAAATTCTATATTTTCATTTTCTAGCACACCCTCTAGTCTAGCAAGAAAGGCAGTAGCAGTTTTAACTCTTTGACCATTTACAATTTTAAAATCAATAACTGTACAACGACTATGTAAGGCTGGTATAATTTTGTTCTTATAATTACAGGTAAATATAAATCTACAGTTATTATAAAATGTTTCTATAAAGTTTCTTAAAGCAGGTTGAACACTGTCAGCATTCATGTAATCTGCCTCATCTATAATTACAACTTTATGATTTGCTTTTTCTGTTAGAGATACAGTAGCGGCAAAGTTTTTGATCTTACTTCTAAGTGTATCAATCTGTCTACCTTCATCTGACCCATTAATGATAATGTAATCAGTGCCTAACTCTTCACATAAAGCACGAGCAACAGTAGTTTTACCTGTACCTGCTGTACCTGATAATAGTAAATTAGGTATTTCTTTTTGTTCTAAAAATTTTGTAAATGTATCTTTCAGTTCTTGTGTAAGAATACAATCACTAATTTTTTTAGGTCGATACTTTTCAACCCATAAAAAATCTGACATAATATAAACTCCTTTTCAATTAATCGATCCAACAATATACAGGATCTTTTGATAGTATATCATAAATGTTAGGATGAGTCAATAGTGTGGCACGATATTGCGTCCACTTAATACCTACTCCCCAACCTAATCTCTTCATAATTTCACTTTTAGATACACGTTTTTCTTTTTGTATCCAACTAATAATTTCTTTTATCTTCTCTGAATTTTTTACCTTAGGTAAAGTATCATGTAATTCATCTATGTAATCACTCATTTGTTTTACTTCGTCTTTAAAAATTAATCTATATCTTATGTGTTGTAAACTTTCATCTGCTAAAACATTTCTATTATATTCATTATCTAAATAGAAGTTTAATTTTTCTAATAATTCATCATCATTTTTTACAAAGACACCCTTATCCCACAGCTCTCTGTAATAATCAGCTTCATACATTAAATAAGGTATACCATTCATCATACCATCTGTTGTCGCAACAGACCAACCACCATAAGATTGTTTAGGTGAATAACCTATGTAACAATCTTGTAGTTTTTTATAATAAAAATCTTTATCACCACTTTCAGTTGTTATGTATTCTCTATCTGCTTTACTTGCCAAAGGTACCCATACTTTAAAATCTTGTCTTTGTTCATATAGTTTATCACATACTTTTAAAAATTCTTTGTAATGTTTGTATGTGTCTGGTCTATGATTGAATACTATAATTTTTTCTTCTACTCTTTTTATATCTTTTACAATATCTTTTTCATCTACACCTAAATGTTGAACTGTTAATTTTTTATCTAAATCCCATATTACTCTATCACTAAAAGTTTCTTTTGCTTCTTCAATAACTAATTTCTTTTGACTCTCTGTATTTAAGTAACATCTATCCATTTCTAAAACACCTACAATATTCTTTTTAAAACTATTCATATGCCAATTTGCTACTGCTTTTAGATCAAACCAATGACAGTAACCAAAAAATTTAGGTACATGATTAGTTACATTATACAAAACATTTTTTAAGTCATAGGTATGTTCTGGTAGATGTGACATGACCAAGTCTATATCTATGTTTTTAGGCACAAGTTTTTTAATAGCTTGTGAATCAAAATGTGCCCTCATAGTAGGAGGGTGAGTAGGTAAATCTAAAAACAATTGTGTAACATTATCAAATGCTAACTCTGGCACCTCTTTAGGTAATATTAAATAAAACCAGAGATCGTCTCTTATTTCATTTAACAATGTTATGTGTTTTTTAATTACTTGAATGTAACTGTCTTTAGACAAATCTTTAGCAAAAGTAATATTAGGATAGACTAATATTCTTTTAGTCTTTGCTGTAGGGTTATCAAAATCGTATAAACTCATTTTATTTCTATACTTAAATTACCTGATATAGTTGTTGATTGTCTTTTAGCTTTAGCCACATAATGTTCTAAGTAACTAGGAAAAATACAAATCTGACCATAATCGATATGAGGTTTTACCTCTGTATCAAATAGTTTTTTATCTTTATATTTTTCTTGTATTAAATAGTGTGCTGGGTGAACAAACCAAGTATTAGACCTAACACTATCGTAAATTATAAATGAAAAGTCAGAACCTATATGAGTATGTTTTTCTTGCCAGTCACCTTCTTTATAGTAGTTACGCCATATACCATCTACTTTAACGTGATATGATTGAGAAATAACTTGATCTAAATTACTTACTATTTTCTTGTAGAAATAATCTAAACTATCTTTTTCTATAATGTTAGTAAATCCATGACTGGATTCTATTTCACTGCCAAATTGGGTTTGCTGACCTTCTTCTACAAATTTTAACTTAGTAATATCAAAGTCATCTATCAATATGGGAGTTGAAAATAAATCAACTCTCATAATTTAAAACTCTGAATCAGGCTCTAAAGCAATCCAATATTGTATTGATTTATTTCTATTAACAAAATGTGATATTTTTTGTTTAGAAATAGCTACATCATAATCATCAACAATTTGTTTAAAGTTTTCTGTTTTAAAGAAAGCAGAAAATTCTTTATCTGTTTCACCTATAACTAATGAATAATCGTTTGATGATTTGTTTTTCTTATCAGTAGCAACTAATGTAATCTTACTACCATCACCTTTAACAGCAATGTCTGGTAAGTTAAGTGTTGTAGCGCCTTTCATTAACTGAGTAAACATATCTTTTTTCAAAGTAAATGTAACATGTTTATCAGGCATATTAATGCTTTTCTTAGGAGCAACTATAACTGATTTATCAGCAAAAAAGTATTTTATTGATTGAGCGCCACTCTCAATTTTAACATTTGATTCGCCGTTAAATTTAAGTTGTGGTTTATCAAATAATTCAACTGATCTTAAAAATTCAGGTAAATCATAGATAGCAAACTCACTATCAAATTTTTCTGTTATTTCAGCCTCAGCTAAAATATTCTTCATTGTAGAAATTGTCTGTACCACGTTACCTGGTTTAATCAATATGTTTTGATTAATGTCTGAAAAATTTTTCAGTACAGCAATTGTATCTGTGCTTATGTTCATTTCACCTTCTCCTTATCATAATTTAATAATAATATTACATAATGAACTGCTTTTAATAAGTCAGCTCTATTATGGCCGTTCTTCTTACCATACCTACACAAATATTTAATTGCGTTAGCATGACAAAAATCTTGTCCTACGTTGAGAGTTTTAAGTAAATCTAAAACTTGAAAGCCATCTTTACCTTTTGAGTAATGCTGACCATAAGTAGATTTAATATATTCGTCTATCTCTTTAAGTATTTTGTCTTCATTATATTTCATAATGTCTTAATATATCACAGGTCATAATAAAAGTCAATGCTGGTTAGGCAATGTCATTAAAATTAAACCAAAAGTTAGTTTTTATCGCACCTTTTGATTTAGTCATACCAGCACTACCTATGCCTGTATCGGTCATAGTTAATGATGATGTTGTAAGTATTTCTGTACCTATTGACAATGTAACTGATACACTAGCTCTGCCAGCAGAACCAGGTTTTGGTATCATTGATACATTTAAATTCTTATTTCTTATGTCTTTTACAAACTTTTTCATGTCAGGACTTTGTTTAGATGATATAACTCTCATCTTTTTACCCTCGCCTATAGCAGCGTAAAAATCATCTTCGCCATCCATACCTATAAGTTTAATTAAGTTAGTATTAATTTTTGCTTTATTTGATTTGTATATATTGTTAAATTCATCTACTATTATTTTAGCAGTATTGATTTGGGATTCTTTAGAAACTTTACGACCAAAGTCTTTATATTTTTTAAATTTCTTTTTCTCTGTAGCGTTTAAAGTTTTCTTTGCTAAAAATTCTATTGCTTCTGCTTTACTCATGCCATCTGATACGGCAGCTTTTACCATACTGTCAAATATAATAGTTTGAGACTTCTCTAATGCTTTTGAAGTAAACTGTTTATCACCTGTAAGTGAAGCAAAGAAACTAATTAATGTTGAGTTTGCTAGATTGATTGAAGCACCTCTGTATGCTTTTAAAGAAGCAGCGATTTCTGCTACTATCTCATTCTTAGATTTTTTTCTAGCCCTTAATACTATGTCTGCTTTACCGGTACCTTTTAAACTATCACCTGTTAAAGTAATATCAAATAGAGTTACTTTTAAATCTGCTGTTTCAGTTAACATGTCAGAGAATATCTTATCTGCCATCGCCTTACCAGCGTCTTCCATTCTTTTAATCTCTGAACTTAATGATTTAAAGTTAGATAAAGTTTTTAATTTAATATTTACAAAATTTTGTCTAACTTTATTAAGTGAATTACTTGATGAAGAACTAGGTAGTTTTAAGTCTCTACTTTCAATAAGTTTTGCTAATTCTACACCACAAACATATTCTGAATAGTAACCTAGTCTGGATTTACTATCTTGTCCTGTCTCATTTGC